AAACCAGCTACAACGGCGTGTACGAGCCTCTGACGGCGTTTAATCCGGTTTTCTTCTGCTTCCCTACGCTTGCGCCTCGCCTCAGCACAGAATTTCTGGTAATCTGCCCACATATTCGGGCGGCCAGCCCATATCATCTGCTCTCGTAACAGGGCTTCCTGTTCTTTGATGCGCTCCAAGGCCATAAACTCAGCGAGATCGTTATTCTTGCCACCGCCACCCTTTTTGTTGACCTTGCGCTCCAAGTCTTCTTTTGCGGTTGTAAAGACACCAAAGGCACTTGCGGCAGAGGCGAGTTCCCTGCCGTTGTTAACAGTTTCCTTGATGATCTTAAAGGCGGCATTAGCCGCCGCAAGTTCCGCTAACATTAGTACACCCTGACTTTGCTGGTATCCACATACTTAGGCACACAGTAGGCTGTGACCTGATCGTCAGGATGATTATACCTTATGTCAGGGCGACTACCAAATCGGCGAGAAATCTCTGCGGCAAAATGGTTGCATCGGTCTATTGACTGAAAGTGCATATCATTGCTTTGAAGGTAACGGCCGTCTCCTGCGCCCAGCCAGACGAGCAACAGGAAGACGTGTTCCATTACTTTTCAAGCAATCTTTCGATGCGATCCTCTATGCGGCGCAACGTAACGAGTAGGGTGTCCAAGTCACCCTTTAACTCGGCTTTGGTGGCGTAATCTTCGCGTGTCCTGTTCAGCAGGATATTAAGCCGCTTGACTTCGTTGTTAGTGTTGATCAGAAACCAAGCAATACCAGCAAGGATGATAGAAATTAGTGTATCAATCATAGCGGCCATTTCCATTGTTACCACCCAGCAGGAGTTTTGCCTACGATTGGCGGTGTGATAAGATTGTCTAACTGTTGTTCAAGCATTGCCTGTAACTCATCTTCAGTCTTGTCCAGACTAGCCAGCACCCAGCCCTTCACCTGTTCTTTGGTCAGGCTGTCAAACGCTGTGAAGCTGTCAGCATCAGCCTCGCCAACACCAGCACTACCATATGCACTGACAGAAAGCGGCTGGCCTTCATCGTTCGTAGCTGTACTGTGGGTTGCTGTTAGCCGCCAATGTACTGACTTGGCTACGTCTGTTAAAGAACCCTCGCTAGGGGCGGTGTCGATTTGTGGGAGATCCCAAGTGTAGGTTGCCATAATTTACTCCTGTTAATTAGCTTCCAATGCGGCTATGCGAGCCTCAAGTTCCTGTATAGTTTTCACTAGCAACGGAACTAGCTTTGACTGGTCAATGCCCTGATAGACAGGATTACCCTCGTCATCTACTTCGTTATGTGTGCCAGTGATTGCCTCTGGCACAATGTCCTGCACTTCGTGTGCTAGGAAGCCATCGACTGTGGTATCTGCATCAGCAATAAAGTTAAAGCGAACAGGGTTGAGTTGCTTGAGGCGTGTGGTTGCATCCCAGTCTGCCGTTACGTTTTCTTTTAGGCGGTAGTCGGAAGATGTGTTGTATGCAACACTAGTTCCGCCAGAAGTAATTGACCCAATAATGGTTTGCGAGGCATCGCCAAACACTGCAAAATAAGGATTGGTAAACGTAGGCTTTGTTAGCAATAAACAGGAAAACGGCGAGTTAATTCCAATACCGTCCTGCGGTGCATCAACAGAAATAAACTCGTTTGCGTTATAAACTTTGCTTGTTGTGCCAAAATATATGTCACCATCACTAGCAATCCGCATACGTTCTGAGCCGCCAGTCCCAAAAGTAAGTGGATGACTGCTTTGGGCTTTTACCTGAACTGTTCCAGTAGGCTCATCTGAAATAAATCTTGCCTCTACTGTTGACCCACGGGCCAAAATTGCACCACCGTTTGTTAAATTAACAACATCAAGGGTTGTGTAACCAGCAAAATTAGATGGCGAAGCAGTACCAATGCCCACGTTGCCGCCGTTAAAGTAGCTATTGCCATCAGCCCTCATTTGCACTTTTGCAGTATCTGCCAAACGAAGGGTGATGTTTCCCTCGTCATTGTCGCTATCTAGGCCGTTTATCTCAACAACCCTATTGCCGTTTGCCTTTGAAAGCCTAATCCCGTCAAACTGCGTTCCAGATTGAACGTGCAATGACGTTGAAGGCGAAGTCGTTCCCAGCCCTAATCGCTGTGTGGAGGCATCCCAGAACAGACCCTGCGTCACGCCTGTGCTGTCGTAGAATGAGATGTCGCCGCCAGAATCTAATGACATACGCTTTTGAAATGAACCAGCACCGTTAGTCGTGTAAAAATCTAAATCCGCAGTAGGATACACACCGCCACGAGATGTGTTTACTGAGAAAATGCCACTACCCGCTTGGTCTGCATCTGATGTGCTACCGCGAGATGTAAATACAATTCCTTCAAAGTTGTTAGTTGTGCTATCAGAGTTATGAAGTCTTAAAGCCGCACCACCTAAACTAGCCCAATCTTTTGTTATTGTTGTTGATGATGAAGACGCCTCAAATGTAGAATCTCCATCAATCTGTAGCCCATCAGCCGTCACACTGCCCTGCACGTCAATTCCAGATGCCGTGGTGGAGATTTTTTTGCTATCATTATAAAATAAATTTACTGCACCATCAGAAACAAACTGAGCCATTGTTTCGCCAGTATATTTTGCAATATTTACCTGACTACCTCTAATTGCTAATGCACCAGTTCCAGCATCATCAATAAAACTATTGCCATCTGTTGAGTTATGATAAATCTGAAGGTCGCCGCCGACAGCATCGCCAAAAGTGGCCTTCACGTTGTCGCCGAAATTGATGTTGTTGCCGTTGGTGTCTAGGTTGCCGCCAAGCTGGGGTGTGGTGTCCTCGACTACATTGCCTATCCTTGTTGACCAAGACAATGTCCCACTGCCATTTGTCGTCAAAGATTGATTTGCTGAACCAGCCCCATCAGGCAGAGTTAGTGTTGTGGTGGTTGTAACCGCCGCAGGAGCTTGTATCTTGATGCTGTTAGTGTCGGTGTCGTCCTGAAACTTGAGGACATTCACGCCGCTAGTACCAGCCGCAAAGTCAGCCAGATGGCTAAGTTGTTCGCGCATGGCATTATTGACATTGCTGGGAAGCATCCCTTCCGCAATAGAGATTCCGCCCACATCCAGATTATTCGATGCTACGCTGTCGTACTGAGTTAACTTGTCTTTTGCCATAAGTCACAACCTCTAAGTGTTTATATCATCTGACCTACTGGTCAGCAAGTAAGCCTATGGGTATGTCATACCCTCTAAGTATTGGCTGTCGTACAGATCACTACCAAGCATACCTGCCGCCGCTGGAGATCGTAACATTTCCGAGCCACCACTTAACAAGCCCTGCACATTTACGCCCTTGCCTCTGAACCCAATAGGAATCCTAGTGCCTCTCATTAATGGTTGGCCGATAGATGGCGAAATTAATGCTCCTGCCCCCATTAATGGCAACATAGTCGATATTGATGATGGATCAATCACCATACCAGCCGTACCGCCACCGCCTAAAAGACCTTGAGCAAAGAGCAGACGGCCAGCAGTTCCGCTATCTGGCACTTCTTTACCAAGCACCTGTTGGGCTTCCTCTGCAAATGCCTGTAATGGTCTATCGCCAAGTCTGTATTGCTTCTTCGCCCCTTTAGATTGGGCGCGAATTGTTTGCAAAAGTTTTGTTGGGGTGAACGCCATTTCTTTTACGCCAGCACTTTCACCAGCGACAACAAGCGGCTTGAACATAGAATATGCTTCTCTTAGCTTGGCATAATCATCACCCATCTTAGGCTGATTTTTAGCAAACTCATCGAGCAAGATGTCAATTACACCATCAACCGCATAATACTTCTGAGGTTCATTGTTTTTAGCAAATCCCTGTGCAAGCTCACTAAGGCTTGACTTAACCTCAATTAATTCTGAGGCTGTCATTTGCTTTTTGCCCTTGAGTTTTTCAAACAGCGTATAAGCAACCATCTCCTCAAGATCAGCTATATCATCAGAACGAATACTGCCGCCATAGCTTTGCAATTCAGACTGCAATTTTCCGTATAATGTGTCATCAAAAACGACCGCAACATCGTCTGTCTTTAGGGCGTCAAAGGATTTGTCGATGATTTTTTGTGCTTCTTCATATGCTTTTCTTGGCGAGTACATTGGCGGCAATTTTTGACCTAATGGGGCAAGAGCCTCATTGTATGCAACCACAGGAAACTGCTTAAATGACTTTTCCCTTGCCATAGCTAAAGCGTCACCAATAAAGGGTATAGATGATATTTTTTCCTCTGCCTTCTTTGCAATACCACCCATTTGCTGACCAACAGATAATGTCATACCTTTTGATTTAAGCATCTGAGCCGCTTTAGATGCGGCTGGGGGCAAGAATCTTTGGGTGACCGCACCGATTGTTGCACCCCCAGCAAATGCTTGCGGATCAATTACAGCCTCACTTTCGCCCATACCGTAAATACCGCCACCAATAGCGGATTTTGTCACTTCAGAGCCTAACATCTTAGGTGTAATTTTCGGCAAGGCTTGAGTTGTAGCACCAAACATTGATGGCAACAATCTTTTGCCACCCTCTTTCAAAAGTGTACCAGCCTTGCTAAATGGTAGCATACTGCCGACTATCTCTGCTGGATAGGATATTAATGGTGCTTCCTCTCTGTATCTTTCTAACTTTTGGCGATATGGTTTTACAGCTTGCTCATATGGTATGCCCATTGTAATGCTATCTGCAAACCCCTGCATCTCGTCAAGATTACCAAAGGTAATGCCTTGAGCTATAGCAGTTGCGATCATATCAGCATTTTTCCATAGATAACGAGCAGTAGTGTCTGTGCCTTCATAGGCATTTCTAGCAAGCCAATCTAACCAACCTTCGGACGGCTCTGTTACTTGTTTTGGGTCAACAGATGATATACCTGTAGCAACAGATGTTTTTCCAACAACAGAAGAAGACATTTAATCAACCTTTCTGATTTCGCCTGACCCTCTAACAGTGTAGAAAGTGCCTGAAGGCAAAGCATCACCCTGCTCTAGTGTCTCAACAATTCTAGGGATAAACTGTTCATTACCAACAATAGGATCAAAGACATTATTAACATTTACCCCTAAACCTTTAGCCCTGTTAGAATATCTATCCTCAAGCCTATTACGCAATTCTACATAGGGCGAAAACTGATCTTGTGCGGCATTTAAGAAATTTGTTCTCTGGTCAGTTGTAAGCCTCTGACCGCTTAACACTTGATTATATACAGCAAGAATACTTTGCGGCACTGATCCACTATTTTGTGCTGTTGCAAATTCACCCTCTCTAACGACTGAATTAGGATCGAGAACCTTCATGAAACCAAATATCAAAGCAATATCATCTGCGCCTGTGGGGTCTGTTTTTGTGGCGGCATTTGTCACTTTTCTATAAGACGTAAATGCAGAGTCAAACTCTTTGTTTTCCGTTCTAAAATCGTCAGCAAGCTCATTAGTATATTTTGCAATATCCTTTGCAGTTTCACCCTCAGCCTTTAACCGTTCTGTCTCTTGATCCTTTAATCGTTTAATTCCTGCGGACTCAAGTTCCATCAACTTCAAAGCATTTGCAAAGTCCTGTTGTTCAATTTCGCGCTGTGTTGCTTGAGCCGCCGCCTGACGCTGTGCCGCCGCTTGTTGTGCCTCATTATAAGTGCCAAGCATAGAGCCAACAATCTGTCCAGTCGTTAATGGCCTGTCCTGATACCCTGACAACTGCAATCCAGTTGCCGCCGCCGCACTTAATCCAGCCAATTCAGGACTGCCCTTTGCTGGCATACGCAGTTGTGCGGCTCTTAGCTGATCTAAGCCACTAGGTGTCTTTGGCGTGATTTGTTGTGATGGCATTTGCGATAACGCTGGCGACATATAAGAGGCTGGTGCTACTTGCCCAGTGAATCGTGTCTGTGGTGTCACTGTTGGCTGTGCAGTTCTTGACGCAATAGCCGCCCTAGTTGACGCAAGTAAATCCCTTGTTGGATCGCCAAAAAACTCTTGATACGGCCTCATGTCATAAAATGGACTAGGCTGTTGCACATTTGTATTTAACGGCAACCCTGTTTGCCCAACAATAGGAGTGGCGACCCTTAAATTAGTCTGAGGTGGAAAATAACCTCGTGGTGCTGGTATATTAGCCATTAGCCCATTGCTCCTAATAAGCCACCGCCGATTGCGAATGGTGCGTATGCGCCGACACCTGCCCCTGCTGGCAAGAAGTTTGCCGCCGCAGTTGTTGCACCCAATGCGCCACTAAGTGCGCCAGCCGCACGATTAACATATTGTGGCGTGATTGTCTGGCCACCCAATGCGCCAGAACCGCCAGAAACCATAGTCAAGTAGTCAGCCAACTTTGATGTTGGTCTGACTTGCTCAAACTGGAAACGCTCGATATCTGCCGCAAGTTCTGCGCCAGCCTGTGCCTCGCGGATAGCACCAATTTCAGAGAGTGTGCCAAGATCGGCAAAGCCAAACTGACGAGCCGCAGGTGCTTGCTGAATAGCGGCTTGCTGGGCTTCATAAGCGTATGGGGCAAGGGCTTGTGCTACTGCCGCTTGCTGATAGCCAGAGCCGTAACGCCCTGCTCTAGCGGCCTGTGATTCAATCTGCTCAACCACTGGTCTAAATGCGGCTGACTGTAATGGGTTAGTCCCCATTAGGTTCTGCATCACCACCTGTTGTGTAGCTGGGATAAATGGGCTACCAGATACCGCCTGTTGGCGCATACCGCTAAGTGCCATCTGCGTTTCAGGCGAGAACCCGACAACGGTGCTTTCTGGGTAGTATTGTGGTGTTGGTGATTCATACAGACGCTGTGCCTCTGCCAGTCCATACTTGAGGAACGGCTGTGCATACTCTGGTGCGGCTGTTTGCGTTGTAATGGTTCTGGTAGAACCGCCACCCTTGCTCATATCATAATTCCCTTACAAAAACTGTGGACTTTGGTTCATAGTCCTTTAGCTTACGTTGCCAACCCTTGCGGCCTATAATTTCCATTCCTGAACAGCCGATTGATCTAGCCCATTGAGCAATGTCTTTTTCGGCCTCGATAAGTTCATCCAGATCACCGCCAGCTAACCAGATGCGGCACACTGAACGGCGTGGATAATCCACGATCTCCGTTACAATAGCACATTTTTCTCTAGGAAAAAACTGTGCCTTACCATTCTGTACCGCCAGCCACACATCGTTAATCCTGTGGCTGTTACTGGCATAAGGTAGTGCCGCCTCAATCCAGTGCTGGCATCTGTCCCACTCATCCGATAATGAGATATGCAAAGTCTGCATCGTGTCCTGAGTTGTCATAGTTTATAACCATTGTGCCATTCGTACTACTGCCGTCAATATAGGGGTTGTGATGCCAAGGATCATGATTAACACCTGTAAAGAAAACAAGGCTCTGTATAGTATAACGTGGCTCATCAACTGTAACTTGGGTTGAGGTAGATGGGAATGTCACATAGCCAACACTATTAAGGCCGCCCTCGATTGTTCGGTTCACAACCTCAGCAATTTCGCGTGTAGTTGCATTGATCGGATTAAGTGTGCGGAAATTTGTATTTCTCTGCGCTATTGTCATTATCTGCGTCCAATCTCTCTAGCCTCAACGTCAATGCCCTGTGCCAAATCCCATTCGCCTGTGATGTTCATTCTCAGGCGGTGATACCGCCCCTGTGCGCGGAAGTTGGCGTAGTTGTCTGCGTTTGGCGAGGCCGCGCTAGTAAATGTCACGCTGTCCGATAACGCATCTCTCGTGCCGACTTGCAACGTCACGCTACCGCCGTCATAGTAAGGATAAATGCGAGTAACAAGATTATGCTTGCCAGCCGCTAACGGCAACTCACCAGTCTCAACAGTGCCGTCCAACACAGCACCTGAGAACACATACATCTGATCAGCTAATGCACCACCCAGATAAAACTCGCCACCAAGCCAAAAACTACTGTCTAGGCTTGCTGGTATTGTATCTAAGTTAGTGCTGACATTGTCCAAGTCCTCAAGTGTATAGGTGGCCGTAAAAAACGGCGCAACTAAGTCGGAGTTCACATCCGCGCTAGACCATCTGTCTAGGTAGTAATTGTATATAAGTAGCTTGTCAGGCGTTGATCCTGTGTTTGCTGTTGAGACATACGACCAGACCGCTATCTGCCTGATAGGGTCAACTGCGGAAGTAATTCTGTTAATATGGCTAAAGTCGCAGTCGGTGCTAAAGAAATCGTCCACCTTTTCCTGACCAATAGGTCTGGACTGTTGACCATCCCACATATAAAAGCCGGAGTCAGAATAATAGAACGATAGCTGACCAATATTACAGATAGAGCCTGATATCTTACAGCCACGATTAGGCTCAACCTTGTCAAACTGAAACACTAGCGGCAACCCAGTGTAAGTGGCGCGAACAATAGCCTTTTCCATAAAGATGGTGGCAAATTCACCTCCAACTATGCCCTGTATAGCACCTGCATCTGGGATGTCTTGATAGTCAGACTGATTAGTGCCAGCGACCCAGTCGGTTGCGCTATCAAAGCCAGACCACTTGACACGGTACGGCTTACGCCCAGAACCCTCGTCAATATTGCCTGTGAACACAAAGTCACGAACAACGGCGATATAGTCAGCCTTTGGCGCGGCTGTGGAAAGCACCGCAAACTGTGTTGATGTTCCTAGCGTCCATTTCTGGATAGCCTCACCTGTGCCGCCAGCCACAAGAACATCATTGCCATACTGCACAAAACGCCAACGCTCCGCGCCCTCTAGGGTATAAGTGCCGTTAGAGACATCATCAAGACCGCTAGTGCCTGTGTTAAACTCATACAGGCGAGTGGCATCACCAGCAAACAAACTGATAGTCGCATCATCAGCCTTCGCCGAATAGATGCCTAAAAGCGTACTGCTCGCAGAGGTTGATAACTGGGTAAATGACGGCAAAGAGCGATAGCCGTTAGCCGCAGGGATAACGTTGTTAGCCGTCACAATAGCGTTGTTCATATCTGGCTGATCAGGTAGCCATTCACCAAAAGTAATCATTGCACTAACCAAACCTCATTGCCAACAGATATGTCAGACCAAACCTCAGAGCCAACGCCTATGGCCGTCCACTCCTCGTCACCAATAGCCGCATCCGACCATTCCTCGCCAAGTATAGCCGCAGTCATCGTTGCTGTAAAAGCACCAGATGCTGTGCCGCCATTCACAAAAGTAGCGTTAACGCCGCTAGATGCTGTTATAGCGAGACTTGGTGTGGCTTGGGCATTAGTAACAAATCTACCGATAGCTGTCGCAGTCACACTAATAGACGCTACTGCGTCCTGTAACCTAACTCTTATTGCGGACGAAGTTTCTGTTATTGCCGCAGAGACAGAAGCCGATACTGTTCTAACAGGTGTTATAACGGCTGAGAAGGATGCCGCACCTGTGACTGACGCGCTGTTCGTTCTTATCCTTGTGGCGGCGTTAAGGGCTGTTATAGCCGCGCTAACAGATGATGCTATGGTTCTTAGCTTAACCGCCACAGATGACGTTGTAGCCACCATTGAAGCGGTTGCAATAGCATCTGTGAAACTAAGGTTGTCTAACTGCTCAAGATTGCCAAAGCCATCCAGAGCATCCATTGTCCCCCAGCTATCTAATTCTTCAAGGGTGGCCATGCCCTACCCCCTTAGTCGGCTGATACGTCCAGATCACCTGTCTGAATACGCAGGATGTCGCCGTTAGCGATAACCTTAGACGCTGTGAACGAACCGTGGATCAGTAGGTTACCTGCTGTACTAGCATCAAAGATACCAAAGTGGCTAACTGTACCCCAGTCACCTGTCGCGGCAGAAAACTCAACAGCCGCATCATTGCTGGCTGTGCCTGATGCCGCCGCGCCGAAGCTGGCCGCTACTCGTCCATACCCAGAGCCAGAAAGCTCAGTGCCTGAATTGTCATCGGCAAATGATCCTGTTGATAGCCCGACATACACCGTGGCTGGTGCTGTGTAGGTAGTTGTGGCGAGAATGTGGTCAAGCACCTTATTCTCAAGATAGTCTGACATTGCGCTCATGTTTTACTCCAAACTCGCATTTTGCTTGCTGTAAATAGACTTGATAAACAATGACCCAGAACCATAATGGGCGCGTTCCTCATCTCGTCTGACCTCTTCCATGCCACGGCTGAACTTCTGATCATACTGCGCGGCTCTCTGCTCATCGAGCAAATACGCATAGGCTTCTGCTAATGCGCCGTACAAGTACAAGTCAGGCGATCTCAGGAATAGCGTTGGCGTGTTGCTATCGCTGATTGCCGTTAACGACCCAATATACACGATTTCTGCGGTATATGCACTGTCTGGGATGGGACGCAGTTTCATCTCGCGCCCAATGATGCTGAAGCCCAGAGGCTTGCCAGTGGCAGAGTCGGGGTAACTCGTGTCCAGAGACACTGGGCTGTGATAGCTGAGAACGGTAATCGGTGTGGTGTTTAACTTAACCTCACGCACCTCACGCATATCTGTGGGTAGGGCAATGTACTCATCGCCAGCCGTTAGTGTAGCCGTTGACCGCTTTTCCTGTTCGCGTGTCTCTAACTCGCGTGACATCCGACCTTCAGCAAGTTGGATAAAGTCAGGTATCTGCGCCGTCAGGTCATCCCTTGCCAAAAAGTTGGCAATAGATGTCTTTAGCTCTGAGTATGTGCCAATGCTCATATGTTGCCGCCACCAGTTCTAAAAGCGCGGTTCTCACTGTCGTTGAGCCACTGCTTCCACGCCTTTGGGTTTTCGCTAGGCTTGCCCAGCGTCTTCAAGAGGTGATGATACAATACATTGGGTATTTCGGCAATGTGCGCCATGTGCTTCTGCGTTCCACGCATCTGGCCATACTGCCAGTCATCGTTCATCTGTTTGTTGATCTTGAGCAGTGGGTCAAACCGTTGCTCAGTAACAATGTGATCGCCTTCAGTGTCGCTTTGTAGCCAGACTGTCTTACCTGTTTTGGGGTCAGTAATCAGGGGGCGTTTCATCTCTCACCTATGCCAATGATAATGATAATTATTCTCATTCTCAAAAGAAAGGGGCGGCGAACCGCCCCTCTCATAGATTAGTTAGGCGGCTGTGCCGTCTAGGTCAAGCACAGCGGCGTGTGCCTTCGGGGCGAGTGGCTTGAGTGTCCATTCGCAAACGATCTGATACTTCTCAGCGTCACCAGTTGCGGCAATTTCGTTTTCTGCGAAATTACGGCCATTCAAGGTGGCGACTTCAACAAAGCTAGGATCGATCAAGAACAACTTGTCGTTGCTCATGAAGCGGCTAGGTGCTACTTCAATCGTGCCAAAGTCAGTCAGGAACACAGATGTTGAGCCAACATAGGTGGTTTCCTTTGCTTTGGTCATGTTCACTTGGTTGCTTACCAAGTTGCTTGAAGCTGACAAGTCGGAGAACACAGCGCGGTTGGCGGCTGATGTCACCATAAGTTCTGGTGAACCACCGTCCGTCCATGCGTCCTGCATACCGTCTTCGATGAGTGCCAGTGACAGACCACGAGAAGCGGCTGTACCAACAGTCACGGCATCAGTACCCAGACCAGCAGAGAAGGCTGAACCAGTGCCAACAGAGCCGTTGGTGATCCAAGTCATCAGCGATGCTGATTTACGAGGGTCAGAGCCAGAACGAGCTACGTTAGTGTCGCCGATAGCTTTCTCGATATCGCGGCGAAGCTCAAGTGATTTTAACACTCGCTGGTACTGACTTTCACGCTCACGGCCAGCTTTGTCTACCTGCTCAAGTGTGTTTGAGATGGCATAAGCCTTCTGTGAGATTTGCATATAGTTACCAGCGCGAACAGTTGGTGTTGCGGCGGCAATCGATGCGTCTGCTCCCTCAGTTGCAAAATTGGTAGCACTTGCGGCCGCCAATTCTTGAATTTGCCACTCAAGGAAGATTCCATTGCCAGTTGATTTTTTAACCGCAGAGAAAATTGGAGTTTCATCTGGGTCAATGCGATAAATGACATCAGCAAGCTGTTCGCGCTCACCAATGGCGTCAGTTGTGGTAAAAGTGGTCATAGTAGTAATCTCCTGTTAACGACCAGACATTAAAAAATCCACCGCCGCATCAATAGACTTAGTCTTCGTAAGTTTATTCATAGCGTCACGGCGTTGACGAGTTTTAACTTGAGCCTTGGTCTTTGGCTGACCGCCTTTAGCAACCTTTGGTGCGCTTTGGACTTTCTTCTTGACAGCAGGGGCATCCTTCTGGAGCTTGTCGTACTGCCATGCCTTATACAGCAACTCGATTGCCCTCGCGTCAGACGCATTTGCAATCTCTTGTTCACTGAAGCCCACAACGTCCTGTGCATATTTAATGACATCAAGACGCTCTTTGTTTCTGCGGCCTTCATCCTTCCATGCTGGGATACGCTCCAACATTTCGGTCTTCTGTGCCACCAGATGCTGTTGCATCTGTTGCTGTGCTTCAGCCTGTTGCTGTTGAGCGATGCGCTCTCGCTCTTGTTCAACTCGCGCCACTTCTTGTTGGCGTTTGTCGTACTCGGCCTTCATAGCAAAAAGCTCTTTAGCTTCATATTGCTGTGCTAGTGCCGTCCAGTCAGGTTCACTAGGAATTGTCTGCTGGAGTTGGTTGCTTAATTGCTCAAGCTGTTGAGCGTAGTAATCACGGTACTGCTTTGTCTCGGCGGCCTCTTGTTCAAAGACCTTGCGTTGCTCGGCGAGTTCCTGACTACGCTTTGTAAAATGCTGTTGACGGCTGTATCCTGATCTGAGTTCATCAAGCGTTACCTCGTATTCCTGACCGTCTACTTTGACGGTATAGACTTCGGGTTGCTCTGGCTCGTCACTTTCTTCAGTGTCGTCCTCAACATCTTCGCCATCATATTCTTCAGCTTCAGCTTCGGGTTCATCTACCTCGGCTTCGGCCTCGTCATATTCAGGCTCTGAGGCTTCTGGCTGTTCTTCAACTGCCGCCGCCTCTACGCTCTGTTCATCGTCAACCTTGTCCTCGATCGGGGGTTGCATTAACAGGCTTACTGCATCTTGTGCTGATATTGCGCCGTTCTCATTAGAGTTATCGGTACTCATCACTATTTCCTTTATAAACTAAATTGAGGTTTCATTTCAAGCCACCTAGACTTGTCTTCGCAATCTTACCATCCATGACCACACTTTCGATGTGTCCACGCAATGCTGTAAGGGCTTGCAGAAGCTGGTAAATGCGTTCACGGTTCTCAGTGTCGGCGACACCAGATTCCTTCCACGCAGTAATAAATTGATTTTCCAGATACGAAAACGACTCTTGTAGGATTTCGTTTCGCAGGAGTGCCGCCGCCTTTTCGCCGCGATCCATGCGCTCACGCAGTTTTCCTTCGTTCATGATAAGAGTGTATATCCTTGTAAGTTATAGGGGTCAGTGTACATACTTGGGCGTGTAGCCGCGCCTCTGCGAAAGGCTGTGTTAGCCGCCGCAAAATCCTGTGGTGAGCCAAAGCCAGCCTCTAACAAACCTGCTGGTGGCTGGTCAAGTAAGCCCATACGAGCATAGTAGCCTGTTGGTGGGGACATTCCAGCTACGCCCATTGAACCTTCTGGTTGGAATGGGCTAGTTGAGCGTGTATCCATGATACAGGCTTGCAGTGTTTCGTTGAAATAGTACCCTTCTGGGCAACGCTCTTGACCTGTCATGGGGTCTTGCACTGGAGCAACTTGCTGTTGTCTGCCGCCATTATCTCTGTCAAAACGGCCGCTCACATCAAATGGGTTATATCTTGGATCGCCTGAGTACACTCTTTGCTCAAATGGTAGGGCTGAAAAAAGTAAGGGAATAATACCCATAGGAATTTGTGATGGCGGTGTAATCTGCCCAACAATATTGCCTTGAGGATCACGCACAGGCTGGTAACGGCTAAGTGCCGCCTGTTCCTGCATAATTCTATCTTGCCTAGCAAACCTTTCAGCCTCTGCCGCCGCTTGTTGTGCCGCCGCCTGTTGCGCGGCTTGCTGTGCCATAGCCTGTTGTAATGCCGCTTGTGCCGCTAACTCTTGCTGTTGCCGTTGTCTAGCCGCAGATACATCTAAACCGCTTTGCACCGCCATATCGCCAACTTGTCTAGCGGCTTGTTGAGATTGTCTAACAGCCTCTCTTTGCTGTGAAAGCATTTGTCCACGATCAGGGCGACCTGTGTCACGACTCGCAGATGTATCTCTACCTGCTCTGCCTATATCTGCATATCCACGTTCTGCTGGCATATCTACCTCGGTAAGTTAGTGCTGATCTCGGCATCAGTCTGTGCCTTGATCGCTCTTAGTTGTGCCTCTGCCGCGAGTTCCTGCCGCCTCAACTCTAGCTCGGCTTGCATCTTCTCACGCTCTAACTGAATCTCCATCTGCATACGCTCACGCTTCAATGCCATCTCTTGTTGTAGCTTGGCCATGTCAACTTGCATCTGCGCCGCATTAGGGTCTTGCTGTGGCTGTTGTTGCATCATTTGCATCTGCTGTTGTATCTGCTGTGGGTTGTTGAAGAATTGGTCAGCGTCCTTGAAGCCGCCAATCTCCGCAATACTTCTCAGCGTTGAAACATACTGCGATAGGCTAACAACAGGATTGTTTGTTCCTAGCGTTTGCAATATCTGCTCTTGCTTCGCCGCAATAGCTTGCAGGAAAGCAATCTTCTGTTCATCGTCAGCCGTACCCAAACCGACCTGTACAATGACATCAAACTCACTATGCCACTCAGCCGGATCAATCGGCACAAAGTTATTCCGCAGTCTGACGATCCGCGCCTTGTTATCGTACTTGGTCACAAGGTGCAGGATGCCCTTAAACAACTGCTTCACGCCGCACTCGGCCATAGTCCTAGCATAGCTCTCTAGCTTTACCTGTGCGCCTCTTACAGTCGCGCTGATAGCACTAGCTGTTGTGGATTGCAAGGCATTAGCATCAAGCCCTTGTGATGCCTTGCTCATACCAGTTCGGCTTTCTTTGACTTGATCTAGATATCCTAGCAATGGCTGGATTTCATTACCGACAGGATTGCCCTGAATAGGCTGGATCATACCCTGTTGACGAACCCTAATTATGCCTCCAGCGGTCCCATCCAATAAATCATCAAAATTTACCATGCCCTCGACAGCCGCTATGCGTGGCAGGGTGCTGGTATAGACGCTGTCCAGATACTGACGCATTAGTGTGGACTTGATGACCTGTAAGTCCTCAGTCATGTCATAGATGGAACGCCCGATAAGGCGGTGCGGCATCAGAATGGGGCTGACAACTGCAAATGGAATATGATCATATGGCTCATTACTGAGGATTTCAGTGCCACCTTCGCCGATAGCGACAATCCTGCGTAACTCAGCAATCCCATCGTCATCGTAATCAACCTTCATGTAACACTCGTAATAGACAACCTCTGCGAGTGTTGGGTCTGCGGCATCAATGCCTGTGTTGGCTTCTAGGTCTTGATAACGGACTGAGCGTTCTTCATCTAGGTCAACATCGCTACCTGTGCCAGCGTGTCGCTCAACGACTTCGCGGTCATAACCCATAGCCACCAGATCGCTCACAGTCATGCTGGTGCGATGCGCTACAAAATGCGCGTCATCTAGGTCAACCGTTCTGCGGTTAACGAGAAACTCCTCTGGTGGAATATTAATAACTTTAATTTTGCCGGATGTGCGCTTAACGCGAACCTTTACGCTGAACGAGCTATTAATAGGCACTTCCTCGCCTGTCATCTCGTCCACCATATACGCAGTGGCTTGCTCAGAAATCGTGCCAACTATCTCATAGTCAGGGTTGGCCATGAGCGCGGTAAGTTCCATCTCGCTGAGGTCTTCGTATTCTTCCTCAGTGACATCCTCTTTTTCTTCCCAGTAATACTTGACAACGCCCAGCCGGAATAACAGTGCGTCCTTGAACCAGTTGTACAGGACTTTGTAGCCCTCGTTATCGTGGTTAATGACGTAGTTCACATAGTCGGTAATCTGGTCAGCACGCTCTACGTCCTCAGCCGTCCTAGCCGCAAACCGCACATACTGGTCATTGGCTGTGAAGACGCGCATCAGGTGAGGCATGATCTGCTCGATGACATCCGCAACGTCTGTGCTAATAACCTGTGAACGACCCTCTATCTCGTTGCCAAGCGGCTCACCCATGTAAAAGTCAAGGGCGCGGATTCGCTCTGCACTGTACTCACTATCAAAGTGATTTAGCGAGTCTCGTATCTCAGCCGTTACGATGCTGTTTAGTTGATAGTCGTCCATTTTTGCCATTGCGTTTTACCTTTGCGCCATATACGCATTTGATCTCAGTATCGCATATTTTGTGCGTAACGCAATTCGCGCAACGTACATACTCAGTTTTTGGTTCGGGCTTTCTTGCCTGTAAGGGCTGTTTTGGCCTTGTATAAAATCGAGTTATCATCCTTCACCTTGCCAGACATGACGTTGCCATTGCTTGTAATAACAGGCACTGGCTTTGGCTGTGGTAGTTCCATAGATACAGCATTTCTCTTTTGGATACAACGCCCCATGTTTTCGCAACGTCCACGATAGGGGCAGTCTGGGCATACAATCATTTCTTTCTCCGCTTCCTTGCTTTACGCGCCACATCAAGCGCAATGGCTGTGGCTTGCTTCTGAGACTTGCCAGAGTTCATCTCGCGGCGAATGTTCTCAGATATACTCTTTTTGCTGTAACCTTTGATGAGTGGCATTATAGCAGTCCTTGTGGCTGTTGTCCGTCCTTGGCTAACAAGCCATCATCAGTATCTTGCATAGCACCCTTTACGGCAGTAACCGATACCCCAGCAGGGATGCCGTACTTCTCCATGATCTTGATTAACTTATCATCAAAGATAACATAGTTGCGCTCTGCCGCCGCATCGTCAATTTTTGACCCTCTTGATCCTGCGGCGCGGTATTTGATGCCGAAGATGCCTACATTTCTTAAAAACTCTGATGCGCGTTTTCCGCCTTGCTCACCTACACCTTCTAACGCTTTTATAAAATCGCCGCCTGTTGCGGTGGCTGGGTCAAGCCCAGCCTGTAAAATAACGATTTCAGAATCACCGTAGACATTATCAATTAGTTTTAACATCTTAGGCTGTTGGCTTAACGGCAAGTCATAATCCAACAAATCTTCGGGCTTTGGCTCTAAGGCAACTTTGTAAGTTTTCCCCTCTGCTTTTTTAAGAGGGGTAACTGTAAAACTATCCCCCTCAAAATTTTTCAATAGCGATACGCTTGTTCCGTCACGCATATCTATTTGTAATGCGCCATCTCTTTCAAACGTCATTTCAAAAATGTTTAAGGCGTTTTCGTCAGGATCAACATTAAAACGTTGCATTTTTAATGCTGATTTTATCACATCATTTGCTTGATCAATTCGGTATGATTTGTATCCATCAACTTCTTTATGATCAATGTCTGGTATGCTTTTAGCCGCATGAGTATCACTGCTGTAATCAATTTTTTTATAACCGCTACCACCTATGGCATCGCGATAAAACTTCGCAATGTCCTCACTATCAGTAAAATACAGACCATAACCGTACGCTTGTGCGCCTTCGCCTGTTCCAATTTTCTCTAACTTAAACTCATCAAAGTCTGCGCCAGAACCGTGAAATGCAATGATGCCAACAGGGTTTTCGTCCGTAGGCGGCACAACTTGTGCTGGCTCTGCAATAGGCACATTGTCAACAGTTTGTGTTGCGGATGGCACATTGTCGCCTTCCATCAAAAGCGTCTGTGGCTGAGTCGGTGCTTGTTGCGGCACATCCATTAATAAGCCTTCTGGTGTAACAGCTTGCGGTCTAGGCATAGCGTCAGTTAAATAATTTACGCCCCTTGCAACATACGGCGCGACTTCTTTAGACACCTTGCCCAACGCAAGTTCTCCAGCCCCAGTAACGCCGCCAATAAGTCGGGCTGGGTCACGATACATTTCGTAGCCTTGCTCTGGCTTGCCATAAACAGCTTCACCCAAAGCCTCTGATCCAGCAACGCTTTGCGCTTTCTGAGCTATATCGCCAGACTGTGACAGCATCCAGAATGGATTAGTGTAGTAATTAAATTGATTGTTTTGCGGCGTGATCGCTTGTGCTACATCAACAGCACCTGCATAAACATCTACTGGCGTACCACCCAAATCTGTTGTTGCGCCTTGCAACAAACCAGTGCCAAACTCTGCACGAGCCATAGGGTCTGTTAATAAACCAGAAACATATCTGTCAGCGTTCATCGCATAAGGATTAACGCCAGTCATTTCGTAACGGCGATCAATCTGGCGTTCCTGTGGATAGAAACCCAGTAGGTCAGGCGCATAACGCGCAGGATCAGCCATTCTGACAGCCATGGTTACTTGCCTTTTTTCTTTTTCGCAGTCTTTGCCGCTTGCTTAAACGACTTTGCGGTAGGCGCACCTTTTGCACCTACCTTACGCATTTTCTCGCCACTACCAGCCGCTATACGCTTACGCTTGGCGTGGATATTGGCATACAATCCTTGCTTGGCCATTATGAGCAGTATTTGCCTGTTTTAGAGCCGCCCTTTTTCATGCCTTTGCCTTTGCCTTTGCCGTACATAATAAACTCCTGTTAAGAAATGCTCACAACGCCATTCTCAGACGTAATCCTGTCCGACATACTATCAGATTTATGGATTGCAATAAAGTTCCCTGCAAATGGATATGAGATATAATCCCTTTCATGCAACCAGCCAGAGATTTCAGCGCGGTCAATCTTGATAATCTCGATTAACATTCGAGGCTTACAACGCTTGATGGTTTCATCCGCGCCAGCCAGAGCTTCCATCTCCATGCCCTCAACATCCAACTTGAGAAAGTCCAGATGCTGAAACTCAAAGTCGTCAATAGCCATAGTAGCTACTGTGGTCATTTTGGTCAGGTCTTGACCAATATGTTCGCTCTTGGCGTGCTGTTTAAGTTCCATAGAGCCAAACGAGCCAGTGTCGTTGTAGTTTGGCTTGGGTATCTCTAGCCAGCCCTCAGACGAGCTTAGTGCCGCATTGAACAGCTTCACATTAAAGCAGTTGTTAATCGCCACATTGCCGCAAAGCATATGATAAATATGTTCCTGCGCCTCAAATGCCACAATTCTGCCACGATGTCCAAGTTGCTTTGCCCATTCAATTGTATGCACACCGATATTAGCACCGCCGTCAATCATCGTGATCGGGCGGTCTAATTTCTCTGCCATATCTTTTGCTAGGAACTTGACGAGGTTGATTTCTTCTGGGTCATAATTGCCCTTGTTCAGTAATTGAAAGCCAACACCGTATCCAGTCTGTCCGTCTGGTGCGAGGGCATAATCCAGTCTGTTGACTATCATCATGCCGTGGTCAGTGTTGACTAAAACATTTGGCTGGGGTTTAGCCATGTTTCAGTCTCCTATATCACCATTTCGTTTTATCTGCCCAATAAGCCGCAGACATCTTGCCCTTGGCAATGTTGCTGGCGTGACGAGCCTTAAACGACTTACGCCGCGCCTTCTCTGATGCTGTCTTGGGGTTCTTACCAGCACCAGAAACACCTTGCTGACCAAATCTAATGGTCTTGACCTGATCGCCTTCCTTGGCGACTACCACATGAGATTTTGTCGGGTGGCTTGGTGTGCGCTTCGGCTTGTTATAGCCGGATACACCAACCCTATCCAATCGGGGGTCTTTAGCCATGTTAATATCCTAATAATCCACTGCTTCGTAATTCTGCCGCCGTAATTGCTTCTTCCATTGTGGGATGCACTGATGTTGGCTCAATCATGCCGTTAACAAGCATATTGTAAATTTCATCTTCAGTATATTGAACACCTTGATGGATGCTTGGAACATTGTAAAAAAATCCATTTATGGGAAGCGTTACTGATTTTTCTGAAACCGTTTCGCCATAAGGCGTTTCATACATTGGCCTTCCAGCTTGCGTTAACAAGCCTGTCGGAACGCCAACAATTTGCCTTTCGCCATAATCAGGCATCGTAATCATCCTCTAGCCGTATCTTAATTATCTTAAACGTATCCATAACCTCATCGGCTGTCATGCCAGCCCTCAAGCCCCAGATAGCCGCACCCTGCATCATAGCCGACATAATCGTGTCGGGGTCAATGTCGTGGGCGGCGTTTAGCCCTTGGGTAAATATATCAATAATCTCGCTGACATTCTCTATCATCGTGGCAACTTCCTCAAGCTCAATCTCAAAGTGATTATCCTTCGGAAACTTGATGATGTTGTCGGTCATACTATCCACCCTTTGTTGACGTTGATAGATCGGTTGGAAGTATAGCCTCTTGAGTAGCCCCCTGCAACTGCACCTTGCTGGGCAAACGATAAGACAAACGCATCAGCGACATCCGGCGACCTCTGGCCTCGCCGCTTCATCTCATCCTTGCTCTCAATCTTTAGCTTGCCATTGCTCAAGTATTTATACCGCACACTGGTTAGTTCCTGCACTAAAGTCTGATCATCGGGTATCTTGCAATCTCGCGCCTCAAACCATTCCCTTGCGTTCCAGAACAACTCATCCCTCAAGCGGTTAAACCTGTCCTTCAGGCTGGCAGTCTCACTGACAGATATTGCCACAGCCGGAAGCTCTAGCTCTCTGAGGCGGTCAGCAAGCCCCGCACCTAGCCCAATGGCATCAATATACATCGCCCTAGGCCGTAGCTGATAGGGGGTGGCATCATACTCACTCAGCACAATCCCTGCCAGTTCCATCAGGTCTTTGTTCTGATAGGTCTTGATCTTCTCAAACAAGACATTGCCCTGCCGCTTGGCAATCGCAGAACGGTCACTACCCATCCTTGCAACGTCTATGCCCCAGACAACTGGTGTATTGGGGTTTGCCTCAACATTCCTCTTAATAGCGTCCTCGACCAGATTTAACGGCAACAGAACATCGTCAGACTGGGTAGGAAACTCGCCCAGAACGCGAACCCGATAGATATTACTATCCTCGCCGTATTTCATCGCCATGCTCTCTAAAAACTGCTCAGAGACAGTCGTGGCGTCAGTACAGCTAACAGTCATAGTCGCCCAATGCTCACGAGAGCCGTGGAACGCCTCGTAAAAGAAACCGTCCGATCTGGTGGGGTTGCCGCACATAACGGTCTTAGCACCAGCCGTTGACATAGCACCCTCACCCACCTGAAACACAACGTCAGGGATACCTGATGCTTCCTCGCAGATAAACAGCATATTCTCGCTGTGAATCCTTGCAACGCCTCTGGGTTCTCTTTACGGCTGGTTCTTGCAACGGCAAAGCTGTCAGTCGCGCCCTTCAGCGCAATCTTGTCGGTCTTGAAATCTAGCTGGTCTTTGAAGAACGGCGGCAGTTTCCGCGCCCACTTGTCAATCTCAGTCCACAGCACATCACTCAACTGGTGAGCCGTGTTCGCCGTCACAGCGACTTTACAGGGGTAATGCGTACATAACCACCACAACACCGTCCACGACAGGAACGCCGTCTTGCCGACACCGTGGCCTGACTTGATCGCTATCCTGTCATTATCGCGCACAGCCCTCAATGCTCGTGCTTGCCACGGCTGGGGTTTAACGTCTAGCACCGTCTCAGCGAACAGCACAGGATCATCATGTAGTTTTGCTAATAGCTCTGAATTATCTGACATCGCATCACCATAGAGAAAAAGGGCGGCTTATGCCACCCCTTTTATTGTTGCGCTATTGCTTTGCACAGTAAGCCTTCTTTAACAATTTAATCCACTCCCTTGTCATCTTGCAAAATTCTGAATATTCTGGGTTCAAATCTTTGTATTGTTGTTGTTGATAAGATAAACTATCTTCCATTACCAATAAGATATTAGCTTCTGGGTTAACTTTGTTATCCAATTTATTCATCAGTAAATCTCCCATTTGTTGTCCTGATAACTTAAATATAGTTTAAGTGTATAGGGATTGCAAGTAGAAAATTACATTTTATTTAATTTTTTTTGAACGGCCTCTATGACCGACTGCCAGTCAAACATTTTCGGCTGGTAAAAGCACCGCATATCTCTGTATAGGGCAGTTGTTTCTTGGTACGGCCACCATCTAAAGCAAGCATCGTATCGTGAGAGCATCCAAGTAGGAACGCCCAAGCCGCCAGATAAATGCGCCACCGCCGTGTCAACTGTAATCACCAAGTCTAAATTGCTAATAAGACCAGCTAGGTCAGAAAAGTCTTGTATCCTCGCGCCAAAGTCCTCTACCTCTGGCAAGCCAAATTCCCTTGACAGGTTAACCCACTGGGCATCTGGCTTTGATCGCACGATCTGCATTGCCTCACTCGGCGCAAGGCTTCTGCGTCTGTCGATCTGATACGCCGCAATCGAGTCCGACCGCGCCGCGCCACTGTAACAGATGCCAATTCTTCGCCCACCGTCACCCTCGCCAAGCTGTGAACCCCAATGCGCTCGGCTCTCCAAACTGGCATTAATGTAAGGCTGAACATCCCAATCACTCCATTCCTGTATGAACATTTCCATTAAGTCCATCGTCCACAGATAATGCGTGTAATCGGTTATGCTATCATCGTGTATCTTACATAACCCAGATTGCTCAATTAGCTTCTGTAATGGCCTCGGACAAACAATATACACCTCAGCACCCAATTCTTGCAACCGTGGCAAAAAGCGCATCGTCATCAGCGTGTCGCCGAATCCCTGCTCATGCCGGACAATAACCTTCGCCTTGCCGCCAGTGTATTTGGGCAACGGCGCATCATCCCTGTTAAATAGCTCGTGCCGCGCATCATACAGCTTAAACCCCTGCCGATAACGGCCAGTGTTCAAACAGGCCAGAGACATCGTATGCCTAGCGGCTAAGTCATTGGGGCTGATACCGTATGCCTTTTTAGCGTACTTATAACCACTGTTATAATCGCCGATATTAAGCTCCAGAACCGCCTTGTTGTGGTTTGCCCTAAAATCATGGGGCTTGCAACGCAACGCATGGTCTATGAGCTTCTCAGCGCGATTAAACCTGTGTCTCTCGCGCAGATGGTTGGCTAAGTTGGTAATTACAGGCACACAGTCAGGATCATCCTCAAGGGCGGTTTCCCAGACCTTCTCAGCGTGTTCAGGCTTGCCCATCCGCAACAGGTTCAACCCAAGCAGATTGGCTACATAGGGGCTGTCATAGGCTTGCAACAACTCGCCGCAGAGTCGCGCACTGTCCTCGTACTTGCCCTCATCGGCAAGGGCGTGGGCGTGTTTCACATCGTCTAGGATTTTTTTTGGTGGGGTGGTAGCGGTCATTTGTTTTCCTTTGGGGGGGGTGTCTGTGGGTATATATATTTATTACTGGGGGGCGTGTGTGATTTCAGGGGGGGGGGCTGAGAATGAGAATGAGAATCATTCGCATTTGCAAGAAGCCACTTTTCTACTATTAGTTGCTGGTTTGTCGCATAATAGCCATTATGTAAGGCGTTATTGACCATGCTCATACCGTAAGTCATTGATATTATTACACACCATATAGTTGCAGTTACTATTAGTTGTATTTCTCTTGTGAGTTGTATCCAGTTGCGAATGAGAATGAGAATCATTCTCAATATCATTTCTCACGCGAGAGCCTTCAGCGCGTTCAGTGCGTGTAATCGCGCCCCAGTAATACAAACCCCTTGTAATCCCTACCATCTCATCAATCCCCTCGCCGCCACAATTCCACAAAAGTTGCTCAACAGTGACATTGCACTCAACGGTTGCAAGCCTACTCATCATCACTGATCTCAACATCCTGCACAGTACCCTCAATCGTGTTCATCTCACGTTCCTTCATGCGCTCTTGAACGATCCTCAAGTCATCCACCAAGCTGTGCTTATGCTCAACCTCGACCTTCTGATCCGTCCCATACATCCTTGGATAATACTTCGCGGCGCGCCATTTCTCTGTATCAATATCAAGCCTAGCCGCCTGTATCGCTACGTAAGCGACATCCTTGGTAATCGTACCCTGTCTAGCCTCTTGCACTACGTTTCTAACCTGTTCCTGTATCTCGCTGATCTTCGCATCGGCGATAGCCGCCTTGCTTTCCATCACAAGCCTGTAACGCTCTCTCAGGTCAGCATCCTTCTGCATCCAACGCCAGAACGTGTTGAACGCTGGCATATCCACATCTTTGCCAACATGAGCCGCAGGACGCTCTTGCAACCGCCGGAGAAACTCGTCCTCAGTTTTCTTGTCCTTAGCCTTGAGCCGTTTCTTCTGATAATGCTGTGGTAATTTCTTGTCAGTCATCATAGCTCCGTGTGATGCGGCAAGCCATGACCCATGGCGCACCATTGATTAAAATCATATCTGTTAAGCACCATCTCAGTGATCCAGCCATGCAACATATCCCAGTCATAGCTTTCATGCTTAAACTTTGCATAATACTTCCTCGTCAGGCTATCAATAAAGCCCAACTGAGCCTCGGACAGTCCCCTCTCAGCATAATTAGGCTTTTGCTGGGCGACAGAGCGCGTAGGACGCCGCTTAGACTCTTTTCTGCACCAACCCTGCCAAAAAGCCGTAACGCTGTTATATGACGCTCTATTGCCGTTCTTCTCATCCCAGAGACGAATATCGGTTAACACCTCATTTGCATCTAACCCAAGCTCAGTTGCATAAGCCAAGTCATCCTGAGTTGGTGTCCAATCGCTTACCTTCTGCTTTGATGATTTCTTGCTATTATTATTTATGTTAAGTGTTCCATAAGTGTTAGTGTGTCTCTGTGACACCCCTAGAGGTGTCTCTGTGACACCAGTAGATTGTTCTTGAGGTGTCAGTGTGACACCAGTAGAAACTGTTTGAGGTGTCTCTGTGACACCAGTAAAATGTATCCGATAGACATCTGTTTTGTTATACCGCTTCTCTCTGCTGATGAAGCCAACCTGTTCCAATTTCTTCAGCTTCCTAATCACAGTGCTTCTGCTACCCTCTGTGACTGATACTAACCTGTCTATTGACGGCCAAGCATCCCCAGTTGACTCGTTGAAATGATCAGCCAGTGCCAACAGCACTAGCTTCGCCAATGGATCGTCTACCTTCTGCTCAAACGCCCATCCTATTGCCTTTACACTCATGACATTCTCCTCATTTTTGTTATGTCGTAGTGAGCCACTAGCTCAATATCTTGCCAGTCGCCCCTGTTATTGTGACCGCCGATCCTCACATCGCAGTCCTCGTTGAAGTCCAGCATAGCCAGACCATCCGTAAATTCAACAAGCAAATACGCCTTCACCATGCAAGCCGTTGCAAGTTTTCTGGCAAACAGAACCTTGTTCAAGCTGACCATGTAAGTAGGGTATTGCCCCATTGTATTGCTTCTCTTGCGGCACTCAACAAAGCACAACGGCTTGTTACTGCCAGCCTCATGCACCACAAAGTCTAGCCTGTACGATATCGGTAACTTACGAAACTCGTGACCCTTTCTAGCGCATAACCGCTTCATCATAGCGATCTCGCCGTCCAAGTCGTCCTGTGTCTCGTAGTATGGCCTATTCACTGTCAGCCCAACCCTCTCTCACCAGCATACACCACGTTGGGAATGTGATGATTGCGGTGTTGTCTTTGTCAGCAAAATCAGCGTTGATGCTTGATAACCTGACAACGCACTTAATCGGTTGCCTGTCGTACTTGTATATCAACACAGGCTCAGTGCCAGTAGCATTGGCGGCAGAAGTAACCTGTGACCACCACTCCGGCTTGTAATTGCCGCCAGCATTGCTTGCATACCGCTTTGCCTCGATTGTCCAACCGTCAAGCCCGATCAAGTCGCCATGGTCACTTGCCCTGTACTGTTCCAAGTCTCTCTTGACCTCAACGCCTAGCTGATCCTGTATCATCCTTGCCAGTTCACGCTCAAAGTTTGCGCCCTTTACTCTGCCATTTGTCATTTCTCTCACCCACAATTCATATCCTGCCAAGCCATAATAGCCGCGCAACGCTATAACGTCATAACGTCCATCTCTGGGCTTGTGCTTGTTTGTTATGCGGCATAGCCACTTCATGCGGCCTCACCACCCAATACCCAGTTCTCAGCCGTATCCTCAGCAAACTGCTCAGATCGTCCAGTGAGGTTAATCTCGCTGATAATCGCGGCATCCTTGACAAACATGACAACATACTCGCCCTTCTCTCGAAAAACAAAAGCCGCCCTGTCACTGAAATCACCCCTGCCAAAAAATTGATGTACTAGCATCACTCCACCCCAAATTCTTCGCACCAATCCTTCAGGCCGACCTTACCCTTGCTCATCTGATACAGCTTCATCATCTGCTTTGCTGATGGTGGTGCTTTACGGTTAACCCAGTTATGCACTGTCGGTTGTGTTACATCTAGCATCCGAGACAGATCAGCCTGTCTAATGCCCTTCGTTACTAGCCATTCTGCCAATTTCATTTTATTATCCTGTGGTTAAAAAGTTACAATATAAATCTAATATAATTTTTTACTTGATCGGTCAACCCGAATAAGTTAAAACAGGTTTATAACAACAAACGAGGATAACATGGATTATACAGTTGAACAGTATCGTAAGGCGTTGTTAGGTCATGACTGGTTTTATGACTGCTCAGAAGACCCAAGCGTGTTTCGCAGGGGCAATGAAGAACGCCAAGAGCTTTATAATATGCGCTACAAGTTAGACAAAGATTACAAAATCTGGAATGAGTTAGCACCACGCATTTATCACATAAGTGATGAGGTCAGTCATGGAGTCAGTTAACCTAACAAGGACTTTGGCAAGAAACCATCATGCCAAAAACTATAAGGTCTGCTTGGTAGTTGATTTTTATAGAGAGTACGTCATTAGTGCGCGGTCTAGCGATGAGGCAATAGAATTGGCAGAGGCAAGGTTAAAGCAACGCCATAGCAGTATGTCTCAGAGAGGCTTTGTTATTGGCGATGTAGAAATTGTACAGGTGACAGAACATGAGTGAAGAAAATTTCTTAAAGATTGGTCTGGATCACTTTAGCCCATCACAGTTACTAAGACCGACACCCAACTGGCTGTTTGAGTATGTCTATCTTAGCAAGGAACAGCGCAGAGCCATCACAGTCGGCGAGAACGCCGCCTATGGCACAGCCGTCCACAATGGCATACAGGCTTTTCTTATCAGCGATATTGACATGGATCAGGCTGTTGATCAGGCGTTGCTAGAATATGACTTCCACCCTGCTGATGAGGATCAGGAAAAGCGCATTGAGTTCCGTGAGCGTATTGACCCAGCCGTTAGACTTGGCTGTGAGCATTTTGCTGAGATGGTAAGCGCAGAGGCAGAGCAGAAGATACATCTGGA